ACTGCGTGAGTTTACGCTTCTCAACAAATCGTTGAATGTTGAGCGCAATATGCTTGGTCTTGTTGGAAGTTTTAATATCCTCGAGTCCATGAACAACGGTGCAATTCGTGGCAGTGCAACTATATTCGAATCATACGATATTCTCAACGAATTTCCTATTCGGGGCCAAGAGTTTATTAAAGTAACATATGCAGACTGGTTTGATAATGAAAGAACCGAATACTATTTTGTGTATGCAGTGGATAACGTATCTTATGGCGATGAAAAGAATCCAAGCTTTGTTCAATATACTCTAAACTTTACTTCTCCTTATAAGTTTCTGTCAGAAAATGCATATCTCCAAAGAGCTTACACCGAATCAATTGCTGGTACACAGCTTATTAGTGATTACGCAACTGACGCTTTTGATGAGTATTATCAACGACCAGTTCAAGAACTATTTGGCAAAAAGCTCAAGTTTTTGATTGCTGAAAAAACAACCAATCGCCAAAAACTTGTTATTCCAAAATATAGCCCAGAGGAAGCAATGAATATGTTCGTGAGAAACGCATATTCAGATGAGAATCCTCTTAATAACGGAATGACTCCTTCTCAAACGTTTAGATTCTTTGAAGCAAGAGATGCGTTCTTTTTTGCTACAAACGAATTTATGCAACAAAGGGCGATTACATCTGGAACTGATAATAGTTTAATTCAAAGACCAGTAATTGATTACAAACGCAATTATGCTGGGTCAATTAGTGCTGATTCACAATATTCTGCAATGACTGAAATACTTGATGTTAATTTTGGCACACGTGTGAATACAATCGATACGATTGCACAAGGTGGATATCGCAGAATAGTTTATGAATTCAACTTGCTTACAATGAATATTGATTCAAAATCGTATGATTATACCGAAGAAGAAAATCACGATCCCGATTTAAATCCTATTCATGATAAACTGTTTATTCGCGAAAAGATGTCCCGCGAAAAGGAATATCACGTTTTTAGAGATTGGTCCGGCCCCGGTGTCCCAGGCGGTGAAGGAATACGGCCAGATCCGCATTACTCAGATCTATACACAAAAAAGCTTGCACATTTCTATAACCACAATATGAATACACTGAATGTAACGGTGTACGGAAGAAACGACATTTTCGCTGGATCTTACATCAACATCACATTATATAAGCACGCATATCAAAAGACGACCGAGGAAGAAGAGCGTCTCAATGGTATGTATTTAGTCGAATCAGTTAACTCTGTATTTGATGGTAATGTTTTTAAGCAGCAACTTAAATTAACACGAGGCGGTATTAAGTTATCATGATAAGTGAAAGAGGTTTTAATCCACATTGGTTCATCGGAATAGTTGAACAGGTAGAAGCTGCTGGAGACGGTCGGCTGAAAGTAAGATGCTTTGGTTATCACCCTACAGATACTTCTCTTGATACAGTAACAACCGACGACTTGCCATGGGCGTATGTAGTCAATGGCAACTTCAATAGAATGTTTAACTGGCCAGAAAGAGGTACACTTGTTTTTGGATTCTTTATGGATGGAAGAGATGCTCAGCATCCATTTGTGATTGGATCGATTAGTGGCGGTCTGTACACTTCTCTTCCAAGAGACGTAACCGGTGTGACTCAAGACTTTGACACGACCCCAGTAACAAATACTACATACGATCCATGCGCAGCGTATGCGGATCTAAGAAATAGTGGTCTGAGCCATAATCACGCAATCGGCGCGCTTGTAAATATTCATAGAGAATCGGGATTCAACCCAGGTGTACTGGAGGTTGGCGGAGGAGGCGGTGTTGGATTGTTCCAATACACATTCCCATCACGCAAAGAAGCATTTATTGCGGCGGTTCCCGATTGGCAGACAAATCCAACCGGACAAGTCCGGTACGCGATCAATAGTGATCCTGAAGGCGTTAAGTTTGCTAACAGATCGTTTACGAGTGCGACCGAAGCAGCAAATTACTTCACTCGGTATTTTGAAAACCCAAGAGAAGACATTCAAGAACAATACATCAATGGCGGAGGCAACGCTGCATTGGTTTCATCATATGAAGCACAAATTGCGCAATGCTCGAGCGGCTCTGGCCAACAATAACGGAGATATATTATGGCAACGTATAACATAGCAGAAGATGCAAATCCGGCCGTACAACCAGGTGTAAGTGAAGTCATTAATAATTATGGCCGCACATCACTACCTGCTCAAATGAACGGAGAGGGCCTTGAGAGAACGCCGTATTTAAATGCCGTTGGTATGGCTAAGAAGGATGTTGTCATGCCTTCTGGAAACACCTGGAGTGAACCTGGAGTGCCATTCTCCGGCTCCACTCAAAGTACTGTGTGGCAAGCAAGATATGGCGGCAGCTATGTCGAGATTGGTGGTGGCTCGAATGCAGAATTTATTAACATCATTCACCAATCTGGAAGCCGTATCACCATCGCACAAGACGGATCAATCACGATTAGTTCTGCTGGTGACATCGTACTCACTTCAGACGATAACTCAATCGAAGTGTTTGACGGTGCGAAAGAAGGCATGTATAAAGCTGGATATACAATTGGCGTATCTGGTGGTAAGACTGTAATCAATAGTGCGTCAAGCATAGATCTGATCTCTGGACAAGACATCAACCTCCTAGCAGGTGGGGCGATTAATCTGAATTCTGGAAATGGTATTGATCTAGCAACATCAAGAATTGCATTGACTGCAAAGGTAGACACAATCGATCTTTACGCTGAAGGAAAGCTTTCGATTGAAAGTCTTACTGAGATGCACGTTAAGAGCGGTGAATCACTTAGCGTCACAAGTAAGAGCGCTGATATCTTAAGCTCAGAAGAAATGAATATTCAAGGCAAGGGACTTGGGCTTAGTGGAGGAGGATCGCCTATCGTTGTAGTTGGCTCGACCATCGACCTCAACTCACCAGGAAAGTCTGTTTCAGCTGCAGAAGCAAAACCTGCAAATAAAACAGCTCTTGGAGCACCTCCTGCATACGTTGTTGATTCACAACAACCTGTTACGTATTCGGCAGGTGGTATATCTGCCACCGATGTTGACGACTCAAATTAAAGGAAGAATAAATGTCTTGTAATACATTTGATTCTATCGGTTCAAAATTTTCTCCGCGTATACTTACTCCTGAGCAAGCACTTCAGCGAGTATTAAGCGTCGATCAACGCATATCGTACGACGGCGATGCATTAGCTCGTCATAACGTTTCGCTAATGGCGTCTTCATTAAATAATTTAATAGCGAAACTCCCAACAACATACCCGATTATTACTGCTCGACAATTAGTGGAGCCATTAACTCCGAGAGATTTTGCTGAATTTGTAGAATTTGCCGGATACACTGACAACGATATCTATCAAATTAGTTTACTTCCACTTCCTTCTCCACAAGTAATAACCGTGTTTGATATCATGGAGTATTATCTTGATCCGAATTTTGCGAAAAGAGCGACAGGAAATAGTTGTGCTGGCCTTGTAAATAAGCTGGCCCAAATTATTGGCTTTTTGTCTGCTGGTGCTAAGCTTATCAATGAACTGAAAAACTTTTCTCTTGCGGGCATAATCGCAAGATTAAATGCTTGGAAGTTAATGCTTCAAGAAATGGTTGATGAGTTGAAAGATAGAATACTTTCAATGATCAATAATTTTGTCGACCAAATTAAAGCTTATGCTTTTCAGATACAAGCAGCTTTTGGTAGATTCATGAAGAGAGTTGAAAGAGTAAAACAATTCTTATCGGATTTAAGTATTCAATCAATTAAAGATAAAATTGAAGAAATCATTGCAAAGGTTGCTGGTCAATTCGAAGAATTAACTCCTGAGGCGCTGGCTCATCTTTTAATGATAATTTGCCAACTTTCAGATAGTATTACATCATTTATGCAATCACCACTCGATTCTTTGAAGAGTATGTTTAACAACTTTGCTTTAGCTGAGTACGGTATTAAGCAGATGTCAAACGAGCGAACAGCAAAGTCAGTTGAAGCCGGTTTGCCAAGAATGGCGCCTGAAACTCCTCGACTTGTTACTGAGGAAGCTGCGCAAAGAAATGGTAAGCTTCGTGATCCAGTGATAAGCAACGATGAACGCACATTCCTCACTCAGCTATTCAATTCTACAAGCGGAAGTGTGAGTATTGGAGATGTTACGATTACGCACGCTGCTACTCCCGTCGCGGATCAACAGTCAGGCCGCGGTGGATGGACTTATGTTATTAACCATCATCCAATGCTTTATGTAATCGCATTCCGAATTGCGAGAGCAATCGGTAAACCTCTTACTATTAATAGCGCTTATCGATCACCTGAAAAGAATGCTGAACTCGCAAAGAGTACAAAAGGTGTTGCAAAGAATAGCTTTCATATGAGAGGTATGGCTCTTGATATTTCTGGCGCAAATTTAACTGCAGAAGAAAGAGCATTCCTTGTTAAGCTTGCAAGCAGAGAAGGTGTTGGCGGTATTGGTCATTACCCAAATAGTAATACAAAGTTCACACATATCGATCTAGCAAATACTCGTACTTGGGGCGGTGGCAATCCACAACTTATTGCTGCTGCAATTGCAGATCACGTATCAGGCGCTAATCCAAGATTTACTCCAGACGAAATTAATAAATTGCCATCTGGTCCAGCCATGGCACCAAGCAATGCTCAATAAATACTGAATAAAGGATAGGGTCATGGCAATTACACCACTTTCACGAAGAACAGAAACGTATTCTGACTTCTTTAAAGACATGACTCAAAGTCTTGTTAACGCAGATCTTGCTCGTAAGATAGACGAGAATTCAGTAAAAGAATCTATTCGCAATTTAATCCTTACAAATAGAGGTGAAAGATTATTTCAACCAGATGTTGGATGTGATATTCGCCAGCTATTGTTTGAAAACATTTCGGCTGATACGATCATAATAGCAAAAGAATTGATTCGTACTACCATCGAAAATTATGAGCCGAGATGTAGCATAATTGGAATAGACATACTGGCGTCGATTGATTCAAATGATGTTGGTATTATAATCACGTTTAATATAATAAATAGAGAAGAACCAGTAGTTCTCACACTCACACTCGATAGGGTAAGATAATGGCAGTCCAAACATCTATTACTGAATTAGATTTTTCTCAGATCAAAGATAATCTGAAAACCTTTTTGCAAGGGCAGGACCGCTTTAAAGACTACAACTTTGAAGGCTCAAACATGAACGTCTTACTTGACGTTCTAGCGTACAATACCTTTCAAAACAACTTTTATGCAAACATGGCAATTAATGAGATGTTTCTTGATTCTGCGCAATTGCGCGAGTCAGTTGTTTCTCACGCAAAAGGGCTTAACTATATTCCTCGCTCTCGTACCGGTGCAAGAGCTCGAGTGAACCTTACTCTTAGTGTAAATGATAACCCTTCATTCGTAACTATTCCTTCAAAGACGAAATTCACCGCTCAATGCGGATCAAAAACTTTTAATTTCTATAACACATCGGCCGTAACAATATATCCTTTGAATAATGCTTATTCTTATAGCAATCTTGAAATTATTGAAGGATCGTGGGTAAACGAATCATTTGAAGTCATAGGCGACTTAAATGAAAGATTTATCTTATCCAATGATACTGTTAATACTGGCACTGTAAGAGTGTACGTAAAAGAAAATAGTACTTCAACTACTTCTACCGAATATGTTTTAAGAAATTCAATTTTTGGTGTTGAAACTGACGCAAAAGTCTTTTACATACAAGCAGCAGAAGATAACAAGTACGAGATCATATTTGGTAAAGATAGCTTTGGTACACAACCGGTTTCTGGTAATGTACTGAATGTCGAATACATGATTACAAACGCTGATGAAGCAAACGGTATCACAAGCTTTGCTATTCCTGAGAATATTCACGGATACCCAACCACAGTTACGCTTTCAGTTGGGTCTGAAGGTGGGGCTGAACGTGAATCGATTGAATCGATCAAGTACTACGCGCCTCGGTCGATTCAGGTTCAGGACAGAGCAGTAACAGCTTCCGACTACGAGGTGCTGCTTAAGACTCGTTATCCAGAAATTCAAGCGGTTTCTGTGTATGGAGGCGAAGAATTAAATCCTCCACGTTATGGCCGTGTTGTAATTGCAGTCGATGTTCAAGACGCTGATGGCGTATCAGAAAATAACAAGAGAACATATGCAGCATTCTTAAGAGAAAGATCACCAGTAAGTATTGAACCTTTGGTTATTTCTCCAGACTTTATGTATCTTTCCGTTAATACAACAGTCTACTTTAACACAAAAACAACTGCTCTTGGTGAAACAGATATTCGCTCAAAGGTAACTACAGCTCTTCAAAACTACAGTGACACATATTTGAACGACTTTAAGGTTCGCTTTAAACAGTCGAATCTTTCTTCTGCTATCGACGCAGCAGATCCAAATATACTTTCAAACGACATTGAAGTGTTACCAATCATTCCTCTGAATCCAGCGCTGAATGTTGCAAATAACTTTGATATATCATTTGGCAACGAGCTGATTCGAGATCAACATATTGAACCAGGCGAAGTGTATGCTACTCATAAGCCTGCAATTCGATCTTCTACGTTTACATATCGAGGAGCTTCGTGTCTTATTAAAGATAACGGCTTTGGCGTACTTAGAATTATTCGTCTACAAGGTGAATCGTTCGTCGTTGTTAACGGAAATATCGGAAGTGTCAATTACGATACCGGCAGAGTTATTATTCGAAACTTAAATGTAAGTTCATACATTGGCTCTGAGATTAAATTGTTTGGACGACCAGTTGCACAAACGATCACAGCTCCAAAGTCTCGCATTCTTTCCATCCGCGCAGATACATCTGATATTAACGTTAATGTAGTTGGAGTTAGCGATTAATGAATATGATTAACTTCACTAAGGATATCTCTCAATTAATTGAGACACAATTTCCTGATATTTATCGTGAAGAAGGCGAAGCATTAGTTGCTTTCACAAAAGCTTATTACGAGTTTTTAGAATCAGACAACCGCTACGCTTCTAAAATATCACGCCAAATGTTTGATATGCGCGATATTGATACGTCGATGGATGACTTTTTAAAATCATTCAAGGAAACATATTTAGCAGATTTTCCGTTTAAATTTAGAAATGATACTAAGTTTGCAATTAAGAATATTGTAAATTACTATCGCTCAAAAGGTTCAAAAGAATCTCTATCTCTTTTAATGAAGCTTTTATTTGAAGAAGATGTGAATGTATATTATCCAGGCGAAGACGTTCTTAAACCGTCTGATTCAGATTGGTATAAGCCTTCTTATCTTGAAGTAACCATTTCATCTCGCAATGCGTCGTTTCTTAATAAAGAAATCACTGGCGTAAGATCTGGTGCAAAGGCTTTTGTTGAAAGCATTGTTCGCAAAAGAATTAAAGGTAAGATCTTTGATGTATTTTATCTAAGTGGATTACGCGGAAATTTTAGAACCGGTGAAAGAGTAACTGACAACGGAGTCATCGCGAGATCTCCTCGAATCAAAGGATCGATGACTTCCCTCGAGGTTATTCTTGGGGGCCGGAATAACGCTGTTGGTGATGTTTTTAACGTTGTCACTGAAGAAGGTAAGCAAGGTCTTGTAAAAGTAACTGAGGTTGTTAGTGCAACTGGCCGAGTCGACTTTGAAATACTCGATGGAGGCTGGGGCTTTTCAACTGATGGCCTTACAGATGTTTATCTTTCTGATGCCATCTTGTTCGTTAATAACCCAACGCAGTCTTATCTTCAGTACGAAAAGGTATATCAGCCGATTGAAGTCATTAACATTCAAAGCGCCGGTGATATACTTTCAGCGAATGGTTTAATTGGAAAGTATATTGTTGGCAGAACAAGCTCAGGCACTCTTGTTGCAAACGGTATCATTGTTGCTACATCAAACACTATAACAGACGGATCTAATACTGTAGTTACTCAATCTGCTTCAAGTAATGGTATTATCAAAATCTTAACAAATTCGGGTACTTTTGCAGCCCAGCGTGCTCTTACTTTGAGTAGTAATAACATTGGATACTCTGTAGGCGAAACTATCACAGAAGAAAGTAAAAACATTATCGGTATCACTAATTTAACCGGTGTGTTTACAGATGGAGAAACGGTAAAGCAATCTATATATGAGACGTATGGTGTAGTTGTAGCAGGGCTAACCTCAACACTTACTCTTGGTAGCACCACTATAACAGTTACTTCTACAAGTAACTTAATAGCCGGCCAACCATTAACTCAAACAGCTGGAACTGGCGCGTTTAAATCGGGTACTCGCATTTCAAGTGTTCTTAGCGCTACACAGATCAAACTGAATAAGACTCCTTTGACTGCAGGATCAATTACATTTACAGCAAATCAATTTGATGTACTAACAAATTATTCGTTTGGTAATTACGTGGCGGCTGAATCGAATACTGGTTTTATTGTGCTCGAACCTTCTTGGGGCACTTTTAGTACAACCGCGAATACTATTCTCATTGGCGCAACAAGTTCTGCAGAAGCACTTCCAACTTCGGTTAATATTCCAAACACTTCGATTGGAGCTCGCGGTAGAGTCACAAGTGTTAACAACTCTTCGAATACAATAATAGTCGACGTGGTGTTTGGAGATTTTGATATTACTAAAAAAATTAAGGGTGACAAGTCAAACTTAATATATACGGTAAATACAAACGATGCTGCTGGTGCATTTACTGTATATCTAGAAGCAAACAATGACGCTAACGGTATTATTAGTCTAGCAAATACTGAGCATGTTGAAGGCATCATAATAGGGCAAAATACTACTTCCATCGGCGTTTACGGAAATACCTCTCCATTCTTTTATTCGAACACATACACATCTTACGTGTATACAAAGCGTGAAGATTTACTTTCTCCTCCTCGAGACTCAAATAACACTATTATAGAGATTCAAGCAGAAATTACAAGAATAGCTGGTGGTAGAGGCGCAAACTTTGAAATTGGAGCGCTATCTGATAAAGAAGAAAACGTCACAATATATAGTGATATCATTGGCGGTACAAACGTTGCAGGAGTTCCGTATACAGAAATTCAAATTAACGGTCAGAGCTCTGGCTTCGGTTTAGTAAGTGGTGTTGATATTACTAGTGGTGGCACCGGATACACTACCAACGATCGAATTGAATTTTTAGGTGGTGGATTTGCAAATGGCACTCCTACGAATCCGGCCGGAGCCTTCATTACGTGCGATGGAAGTGGCACTATAACATCTATCACGGTTGACATACCCGGATCTGGATATTATCAAGCGCCAACACTATCACTTCCTGGCAACGGCGCCGGCACTGATGCTGTTCTTGCAGTAGAAATGGATTTTGGTTATGGATTCCCAAAGAATCCAAATGCTGAATTCGGTAACCTAATTGCAGATACCCTCGATGTCGTAACGATGGATGTTGGCGGAATATCACTCCTGTCAAGAATTAACCCTGGAACTGAATACACCGCTGCTCCGTTCATTGACGTGCGTAATAGATATGTTTCGGCTTACGGTCGAAGAGACTTAATCTTAAGAGTAACCGGAGTTACAAATGGCTCTTTTGCAATAGGCGAAGAAATTACGCAAGTAATCGGAAGTTCTACTTTCGTAAAAGGTACCATTAGCGCTGTTGATATTACAAATGGCGCTGGCGATATATATCTTAAAAGAAAATCTATTGCGATTGCGTTTAGTGAAGGCTATGAGTTAATCGGTAGCGTCACAGGAGCTCGGGCTACACTCGCAGAAGCAGTTACGGATGAAACAACTAACCCAATAGGATACAACGCGGTCATTTTTGACGAAGCAATTTCTGCCTCTGGTGTTGCTACCGGACTTGAAGTAGTTGACTCTGGGTTCGGTTACATTAATGATGGCGCGGTTACTCTTGAGAGAGAAGGCAATCAATTCATTATTACAGCGACAACGAGAACACAACGTCAAGGAACAAGCCAAGGTTATTGGAGAACAACAAATTCTCATCTGAACTCCGAGAAGAAAATTCATGACAATAAATACTATCAAGAATACTCTTATGACGTGTTGTCGGGCTTATCACTGAATCGTTATGAACGTATATTAAAGAAAGTTTTCCATGTTGCCGGAACAAGAATGTTTGGTAGCGTGGTAAAGAGCTCACATATACTTACGCCGACTACAATCGTTGAAAGCAGTATTACAAAAACAATGCCGGTTGTGAATCAACTAGTTACTCAATCAGGACTAGTATTAACTACACAATCTGGAGATAACTTAACAGTCCGCAAGGAGACTACAGTATAATGGCAAATACAACAATAAGCCAATTAACACCTATCGTAGGTACTGATGTAGCTGCGACTGACTCATTCATAATTTACGATGTGAGCGCAAATACCGAAAAGCAGATCACATCTGCTGAATTAAAAAGCATGGTTGGTAATGGTTCATTTACCTTTACAACATCTTCGGCAAGTGATGCTCTTGTAGTGACAAGTACAGACTCTGGTGCAACTGGCGCGCCCGATATTGTGTTCTATCGAAACAGCGCTTCTCCAGCAAATGGAGATGATCTCGGTAGTATTACCTTTAGAGGTAAAAACAGTGCTGGTGATGCAGTAGACTATGCTCAAATTTGGACTGAAGCTACAACAGTAACAGGCTCTGCAGAAAGTGGCTCCATAAATATTAGCACCAGGAATGCAGGCACTTTTGCTACAAGATTAGTAGTGCGACAGGATGGCGGAATTGGACTTGGAGGCGCTGCAGCTGCCACAGTTGGTTTGTATCTTCGCAAAGATATTACTGGCGGCGCGACTTCGTACGGCGCATATTTAATTTCTGAAATTGAAAGTGATGTAACCACTGCAGCATATGGATTTAGAACTGCTCCAAGAGTAGCAGACTCTGCTTTTACTCTTCCGACATTAGCCCATTACGGAGCTACGGGAGGAACAATTGGAGCAGCAGCAACGGTTACAAATCAATACGGCTTTATTTCGAATGCGTTAATAGGCGCAAATAATAACTACGGTGTGTATGTGGCTGGACCAACAGCTTCAACTATTGTGACTGGAAAAACAACATTTGGTGTTCGTAGTGATAACCCAATTGCGACAGGCGGGGGTACATCATGGAACTTCTATGCTGGTGGCACTGCTCCTAGTTATTTCTTAGGTAACGTCGGTGTTAATAATCTATCTGCTACAGAGAAGCTTGACGTAGTAGGTAATATTAAGTCCAGTCAACAAATCTATGGTGGATACACCGCTCATGCAAGTGGTACTACCGCAATGGCGCTTGGAACAAATACTGCGGTAAAAGTAACACCGACTGCCACCGCGACATTTACTACAACCGTAGCTCCTGCAGGTTCTCGAGCATCAGTCATTATCCTAACGAGTGGTACTACTTCTTATACTATTACCTTCGGAACAGGATTTAAAACAACTGGCACACTCGCAACTGGTACAACAACAGCAAGAACGTTTGTAGTTGAATTCATTTCAGACGGTACATCCATGATTGAAGCAAGCAGAACTGCAGCGATGGCGTAAGGACAATAAATGAAACTGATTACCAATAAGTTTAGAACTCATTCTGCTAAACAGTTTGTGGAATCTTTAACAGAACCACAGAATACGATTTATTATCTTGGCGCGCATAGAAGCACACCATTTCCAAGTGATTCACTTCCGCCGACTCCAGTGAATAGTGTTTCAGCTTCGCATTATGATATGTATGACGAATTAATCTTTGGTAAACATGTATTAAGTTCTGATGTTGTGCATATGATTCGAAATGCACAGTGGTTATCAGGTACTGTCTATGACATGTACGACCCTCAGACTTCAGACCTCGAATTAACTAATTTTTATGTAATATCACAAGAATCAAATGAATACCATGTATTTAAGTGTTTAAACAATAATGGCGGTGTTGCATCTACGTCACAGCCGAGACGTTCAGAAACTGCGCCTGATGATGATTTTTATGTTACTGCTGATGGATACCAATGGAAATATATGTACACCATTACATCATCTCAATGGTTTAAATTTGCTACAAATGATTATGCTCCAGTGTTCGTTAACGCAGATGTAACTGCAAATGCTGTGCCAGGATCAATTGACACGATTGTTATAGAAAGCGGCGGATCTTCTTATCGTAGTTATGCAACGGGTAATATTAAAGACGCTTCTATCGGAGGTGATCCACTCTATTACACTCTCGAAAGCTCTGAGATTACGCTATCTGCAAATGACAGCTTTTATGAGAACTGCTCTATCTATATCGATAGCGGACCAGGCGATGGTGAAATAAGAACAATTATTGACTATTTTACAACAGGTGGCGAACGCACTATCGTTATTGACCATCCTTTTGAAACTGTTCCAAACAGAACGAGTACTTTTATTATTGCTCCTCGTGTTTTTATTGGCGGAGACGGTTCGAACGCGAAAGCTCGAGCAGTAGTCAATACAGACAACGGGTCAATATCTACTATTGAAATTATTAATCGTGGTTCTGATTATACATTTGCTTCAGTCGAAGTAGTCGGAAATACCGGAACTACAGCTGTTGCAACTACAGCTTCCGCCGTAGCTAGAGCAGTTATTTCTCCGCCAAAAGGTCATGGTGGTGATATAATTAACGAACTTTATGCAAGTAAAGTTGGAATATCAGTAGCCTTCGCCGGATCCGAAAGCAACACTATTCCAGTCGAAAACGATTATAGAAAAATTTCTCTTATTAAAGATCCGTTATTTAAAAACGGAGATTTAGAGCTTACGACGACTGTTGCATCCACTGGATTACAAGTTGGAGAAATAATTAGTCAGGAATCAACAGGAGCGTACGCAACAATTACTGGTGTTTCTGCGAATACTGTGTCTCTAACTGATATTCGTGGATTCTTTGAGACATCTGAAGTAGGAGCAGATGATACTCGTATTATTGGTTCTACGAGTGGTGGCACTGGATCTATAGAATCAATTGACCGGTCATTTGAAACATTTGACCAAAGAGACATTTATTCGGTAGATATCATTGACGCGGGGCTTCCAGTTTATGGCGGGTTTATTGAAGACGAGACCGTTATACAATCCGGGCTATCTCAGACTCTCTCGACAAACATAATTAAACTAAGACTTTCCGGTGTTGATACTGCTTATGCTTTCGTTGACGGCGAAACGGTATCACAAAATAATAGCCCGATTACTGCAACTGGCACGATTGTTGCAAGATACACAAATATCTTGACTATTTCTTCTCCGACAAGTTACTTTACGGTCAACAACGCAATTACCGGACTAACATCTGGTGCAACTGCAACAGTAACTGATTATGACAATACGTTAGATGCAACTGCGGTTGCAATTGTGCATGAAGTCAATATATCTGGTACTGTCGGCACGATTGCAGTAACAGGCGGACATAGTGCATTTCTTTTAAGTGATGACGAGACAAACACCATAAATAGCTTTAAGGGTCAAACATCACAAGCAATTGCATCATTGACAGGTATTGATTCAAGTAAGAATAAATTAGTAGACGGTAGCGGTGAAATCATGTATGTTGAAAATTTCTCGCCGATCGTACGAGATACTGATCAAACTGAAAGAATTAAACTCGTCATCGAATTTTAATAGAGGTAAGTAATAATGGGTCTTAACACCGACTTTAATCAATCGCCGTACTTTGACGATTTTGATGAAGCAAAAAACTTTCATAGGGTTTTGTTTAAGCCTGCAGTCGCGGTGCAAGCACGCGAACTTACACAATTGCAAACCATACTTCAAAATCAAATCGAAAGATTCGGTGACAATATTCTTACCGAAGGAACTATTGTTCAAGGTGGTAACTTTGTCGAAGAAAAGAAGCTTGCTTATGCAAAATTACTTGACATTGCAAAAAATACAACCGGCGCAGAAATAGCAACTGATGTCAATCAGTATGTAGGCATGAAAGCTGTTGGTAAGCAAACTGGTGTAGAAGCGATTGTTATTGCTACAGAATATGGTTTAGAATCTCAGTCACCAAACCTAAGTACTCTTTTCTTAAAATACACAAAGGGTAACGTTGTAGCAAATACTAACGTGAAAACCTTTGCTGCAGGTGAAGAAATTCAGTTGAAGGCCGCAGATGCGAGTGGCGATTATGTCACAGATTTTCATCTTGTTACTGTTGCTCCGACAACCGTTGATGCGAACCCAATCGGAACTGGTTATGGTGTAAGATGTGGCGAAGGCATTATTTACCAAAAAGGCCACTTTGTTCGCTTTGAAAATGCTCTTACAATTGTTTCAAAGTACTCAAGCGCGCCAGATGGCGTTGTCGTAGGGTTTCAGACCACTGAAATTATCGTTGATAGTAATGAAGATTCATCTCTTCTTGACAACGCAAATGGCTTTAATAACTTCAATGCTCCTGGTGCTGATCGCTTACAATTAACCCCTTCTCTCGTGGTTAAAACTATTGCTGAAGCAAAAGCTGACGAAACATTCTTTGCTATTCAAGAATATGCAAATGGTAAAGTAGTACGTCGTAGACTGCAGACTCAGTATAGTACGATTGAAAAAGAAATGGAGCGTCGTACTGCAGAAGAATCGGGCGATTACGTAGTTTCAAAGTTTAAAATTAGATCTGATAGAGACCCAGTCATTTCGACTAACATCAACGCGTATGTAAGCGCTGGCCTTGCGTATGTCGATGGGCAGCGTGTCGAACTTCTCAACGAGATTAAGCTTCCGATTGATGAAGCAAATACTTTTAGTACTGTTGAAAACCAAGACATTAATACTAACTACGGAATGTATGTAAACGTTACAAGCTACACCGGTAGATTTGATTTTACAACATTCGAACAAGTTAACCTAAAGAATACTGGTGGTACTACCATTGGTACAGCTCGTGTTCGCGCCGTTACAAAAGAAAGCGCAACTGCATACCGTCTGTATATCTTTGCAATTAAAATGGGATCAACTTATTCGTTCAAGGATACTCGTACTATCGCATCTGCGCTCGGATCAGCAACGGTTACTCTCGTGAGTGGTAATGCAGTTCTCGTCGATGCAACATTTAATAAACTGTTCTTCCCTATCGGCAAATCATTTATCAAATCTGTAGATGAAACTGAAACTAGCTTTATTTACAGAACGTCGACTGATATTACGATTACTACAAATACGTTTAGCTTTAGTACAGCTGATATTTTCCCTTATGCAAGTGGTGCGCTGCCGAGTGATGATCTCTTTGACTTCATAATCAGCGCAAAAGCAGCTGCAGGTGTTGTGGTCGCGAATGCTGAAATTCTGGAAATTTCTTCAGCTACGCTTGATTCGAATTTAAACACTATTACTATTAACTTAGTCAAGAATCCTGGTACGTCTTTGCCAATTTCGATTTACTTCAACGCGCAAAGAACACCAGTCGCATTTGATGATAAACTACTCAGAACAGTATATGTAAAAGTTCAAGCAAATACGAACGCAAGCGGTGTTACGGGTAACTATTCATTAGGTCTGCCAGATGTGTACTCGGTTGAAGGTGTCTGGAGAGGTACTAGCGCAACAGCATGGGCTACCCTTGAAACTAACGCGACAGATAACAGCGCAACAAATAATGTATCGACACAATTTGATCTTCTTACAAATCAATATGACGATTATTATGGATTATCAAGAATCCGTAAAAAGAAAACGTTTACTGTCGGTGCAAATGACAAACTTGTAGTAAAAGTAAAAGTTTTCAAGAAAAGTGACGCAACAGGTCACTTCTTTACGGTTGACAGCTATCCAGTTGACGATGTGTCAACTACACTCGCAGCGAATGCTATTCGTACAGAAAGCATTCCATCTTACACAGCAGCTGACGGTAATAAGTACTATCTCAGAGACGTAATCGATCTTCGCCCATATGCTTCAAATACAGCAGCGTATTCTGAAACAGCGTCAAGTGCTACAATCAATCCTTCACTCACTGAAACATTCGCAAATCTTGAATTCCCTGCTCCAAGACAAAAGATCAATACGAAGTATTCTTATTACCTAAGCAGAAAAGATCTTCTTGTTATCGATCAGAATGGTGACTTTGAGTTAATCAAAGGTGTGCCAGCTGAAAACTCTTCATACCCAGCAGAACCAACAAAGGGTATGTTGTTGGCGAGACTTGATGTTCCACCGTTCCCAACACTTGATACAAATAGCGCAAATAGAATCGGTAAACCTGAGTATGGTGTAAAAATCCAATCGAATCAAACTCGTCGATATACCATGCAAGATATTGGCGGTATCGATAAGCGCATTTCAAATCTCGAGTACTATACTTCACTATCACTTCTTGAGAATAAAGCAAAAGACTTCCTCGTAACTGATGCGACTGGTGCTGATCGATTTAAAAACGGTATTTTTGTAGATAATTTTAAGAACTTGATATTAGCTGATGTCAATGGAGGAGAGTTTGCTGCAGCCATTGACCAGACTCTTGATAATATCACTCCAAAGATTCGCCAGTATAATCTTAATCTGAAATATTCTACAGGGACAAACGTTACAAAGTTCGGAAATAAAGCAGTAACTCTAAATAAGACCGATTATGTTCTCGAATCTGCTTCTCAGCCATATGCTACTGCTCTGAAAAACTGTACAACAAGTTTCTACAATTATGTTGGTAAGATGCAAATCAATCCTACATATGACACTGGTCCTGACACCGTACGCGCTCCTGCAGTGAATTTTGAAACTGATTTAGCTACTCCATTCATTGAATTTACAGAAGCACTTAGTGAATTTGTACCTCTTACCTCGGTGGAGCGCACTCGGCTCTCTAATAGAGTAACTCAGATTACTACAACAGAGCTTGACGTTAGCGAGGGTGAGACGACTAAACAAAATCTTGGTGATTTTGTTACTGATGTAAACTTTCTTCCTTATATGAGAAGCCGCCAAATTCAGATTCGTGTCGTAAGCTTACGACCAAATACTCGATTCTTCTTCTTCTTCGATGGGGTTGACGTTAACAACCATGTAGTAAACGGAGCCGACGCTGATGCTGAACAGCTTGCTGATGGCATTATTGTTGCACGCACACAATCATTTAGTGGAAGTGCTAGAGTAATTCAGTCTGATTCGGATGGTGTTCTACGTGCAGTCTTTAAAATTCCAGCAAATACATTCTTTGTTGGTGATAGAAAGCTTGAAATTCTTGACGTTCCAGATATTGCTGATAAGGATGCAGCAACTTCTTATTCATCTACGAACTACAGCGCCTTCAACTTTGCTGTAACTAAAACAAGTTTATCAACAACAACAGTTCATCCACAGTTTGATCTTGACACAACTGTTACTACAGAAACTCGTAGTAGAGGTTCCGATCCTCTTGCACAAACTTTCATTATCGATCCAGATGCTTCGTCAGACACTAACGTCTATATCACTAAGCTCGATCTGTACTTCGCAAAAAAGAGCAGAGCTGGTAAAGGTGTAGGTATTCAAATCAGAGAAGTGCAAAACGGATTCCCAACAGGACCTGCACTACCTTTTGCATCAGTTTATCTGAATGCAAGCCAAGTGAATGCTGGAACAACCACTCCCGCTTCAAACGCACTAACTGCAACTACAATAACTTTCGAAGCGCCAGTTGCTCTACGTACAAATATTGAATACGCCGTTGTTATTGCTCCTGATGGCAATGATCCAGACTACCTTGTATGGATCTCTCGTACAGGTGAAAGAGATGTTGACACGAACGTAGCGGTTACTTCAGATACAAATGCTGGGGTTCTATTTACTTCTACTAATGCAAGAACTTGGACACCTTATCAGAATGAAAATCTAAAGTTTACTCTTTATGCAGCAAGATTCAGCACTGCATCTGGAGCCGCGACGCTTACAAATGACAACCACGAATTCTTTACGATCACTGATCTTACTGGTACGTTTAGTGATGCAGAAGAAGTGTTTATTGAAAAAGCTTCTTTCCTGACAGGTACAGTAACACTTGTTGACGGAAGTAACATCGTAACGGGTACCGGTACGGCGTTTACTACTGATTATACTGTGAATAGTCATATCGTTACATACAATGGGTCTACATATCAGACCCTTAAAATTAAAACGATTAATAGTAATACTCAAATGACTCTCTTTGAGCCATCACGTTATTCAGTATCCACAATTGCCGAGCATTATACTTCTCCAGTTGGTAGAATGATGTATTTTAACGCGGGTGAACCAGCAAAGATGATCCTTGAAGGATCCACTGCAAAAGCTGGATTCATCTTTGCAGCAGGAGACACTCTACGCGGTGAAACATCGGGTGCTACTGTGAATGTAGTAAGTGTTGATGATCTAAACATAAGCTACATGCAGCCAATGATTAGCCGAGCAAACTTCTCAAAGACTCGTACAAGTCTTAATGCGAGTAAGTTGTATAATGGTACTACAACCGCGGCGCGGGACATATCCTTTAATGCTATTAACTATTTGACAAATGACTCATACGTTATTCAAAGTAGAAGCAACAACACCGGTACAGCCTCGTTTACTCTTACAGTGGATATGTTAAATACCTCTACTACAACTAGAGATACTTCTCCTCTCATTAATCTAGATGCATCATCTGTTATGATTGGTGAATATATGGTGAATAACACTGTTACCGATAGTCTAGAAAGAATTGGTCTTGGCGATGCTGATTCCAAATATGTCTCAAGAATGATTCAGCTTGCAGATGGTATGGATGCCGACGATATTCGTGTTCTACTTGGCGCATATCGACCAACTGGTACAGATATTCGGGTTTATGCAAAGTTCTTGTCTTCTACCGATTCGCGTAACTTTAAAGAAGTTGAATGGACAAGATTGTATATCAAGCCTGAAACAGATTCAACATCATCTTCTGTTAACCGTGAAGATTATCGCGAGTTTGAATATCAACTTGGTACTACTACACTTGGAAATGGTCTAGGCGCCTATCTGAATGCAGATACAATCAACTATAAAGATCCAGATGGTGCGCTTTACACTAACTATAAGTACTTTGCGGTGAAGATTGTACTTCTTGCAAACTCTTATAGCTTAGTACCTCGTCTGAAAGATCTTAGAGTATTGGCGCTATCATAATGCAAGAACGTATCCAAACCGAAGAAAAAGACTATTCTCGCGACATTACTACGAGAGCTCTAATAAATACAAATAGAAGAGCTCTCGCAGAGCACAAGCGAAAGAAAGAAGATGCATTACGTCTAGATAAACTTGAGCGTAATGTGCAGGACATAATGGCTATGATGTTAGACATCCGCCAAGCGGTACGAGAATTAGGAGCGAGTAAGCAGTAATGGCAAAGGCACACATCTATTTAGCTGCAGGTGCAAACGTTGAGGCAACGGATACTTTCGCCTCATGGATTGACACAACCAACGCTCTTGTATTCGATATGGGAACGGTGGTACTCACATCAGTGACCCAACCACAGCCGAACGTGACGGTTGGAGGATAGTTCTAATTTCTGCTGCAAATACAACCATTAATGCTGGGCAATTGTTTGTACGTACAAGCTCCGAGTTTACCGGAGCGAGAGTTGATATCGATGGTACAACCTTTGATGTTACTTCAAACACAATAGTAACTGCTGCTTCTCTCAACGCTAACGTCGATGTAATCACGCTCGGATTCAATGCTTCAGATTCTCTTGTAGTAAATAGCTTAGCTGATTTTAATTCGAATACGAATATCGATGGTATTCTCACAGTAACTGCGAATGCTGCGTTTACCGGATCAAACACTACAGTCACTGCTCTTGAAGCTACTGGTGAAGTAAGACTCAAAGGTACAAGCGCAAGAACTGTGAAGACTCAGAGCACAAATTCTACTTTGTATTCGCTCAATTTAAGTCTTGCAAATACATCAGCCACTATTACTCCGCTCATTATATCTTCAATACATCAAATATCAATGATTTAAACGTTTTGACCACCTTGTCCTTTATAGGTGGCGCGGGCTTTGATACTGATGCTCTGCCTACAGCAAATGTTTCATACTCTCTTGGCTCTAATCTTATGCGTTGGAATCAGGTGTTTGCGAATAACGTAACTGCAAATACCGCAGCCCTTATTAGTTTTACTACAGATTCTGTAGGTTCAAATCTGATTCCTTCAGCTAACGTTTCATATTCAGTTGGCTCCAACCTTATGCGTTGGAATCAAGTGTTTGCGAATAACGTAACTGCAAACACAGTGACTGCAACAACAGTCACTGCAGCGTTGACTGGTAATGCTTCAACAGCTACTACTTTACAGACCGCACGGACAATCAATGGAGTATCATTCAACGGTTCAGCAAATATTGTTGTAACTGCAAATACGAATAACACTCTTACTCGTGGTACGTACCTTACCGGTTCGAACTTTGACGGTTCAGCCGCAACTACATGGGCGGTTGATGCCACAGACGCATCGACTGCTAGCAAGGTTGTAGTAAGAGATGCATCTCGTAACTTTGCAGCAAACACGATTACGGCAGATCTTGTAGGTAATGCGTCTACAGCCACTACTCTTGCTACAGCCCGAGCAATTAATGGTGTTAACTTTAATGGTTCTGCTGCAATTACAATTACAGCAAATACACCAAATACACTCACTCGTGGTACATATCTCACCGGTTCAAACTTCAATGGTGGAGCGGCTACTACTTGGGCTGTTGATGCAACCACAACGTCTACAGCAGATAAGGTAGTTGCTCGGGATGCGGCCCAAAACTTTGCAGCGAATACCATTACCGCTGCTCTTGCTGGCAACGCATCAACTGCAACGACGCTTCAGACATCAAGAACAATCAATGGCGTATCGTTTAACGGTTCAGCGAATATCACAATTACTGCAAATACAAACCAAGCGCATACTGCCGGTAACTATCTCACCGGATCAAACTTCAATGGCTCTGCTGCAGTAACATGGGACGTAGATGCAACTAACCTTGCAACGGCCGGAACGGTTGTAGCTCGAGATGCATCGAGTAACTTTGCAGCAAACACGATTACTGCTGTAGCCTTCTCTGGTTCTGGTGCATCACTTACATCGCTTAACGGTTCAAATATCTCTTCTGGAACTGTTGCTGATGCAAGAATAGCAACCACTCTTGTAAGAACTTCAAGAGATATTGCAGCAGGAGATGGTTTAAGCGGTGGCGGCGACCTAACTGCAGATAGAAGCTTTGCAGTCGATTCGACCGTTATACGTACAACCGGTACCCAAACTCTCTCTGGTACAAAGACGTTCCCAACGCTTCGCTATAGCGGCACAGCACTTCCAGATACGACTAACGTTTATAACCTTGGTTCTTCTACACTTAAATTTGCGACAGTATTCGCAACAACTTTTAACGGTACTGCAACAAGCGCTCAATACGCTGACCTTGCAGAAAATTATCTTGCAGATAAAGATTACGAAGTCGGAACAGTAATGGCTGTT